TTAAAATGGATCAGTCGGCCTTTTTAAATGTAAATGAAAAGCATTCAAATTTAGCTATGCTAAAAAATCGGCCCTTTGGCTTTTGTCTTGAGCTTGTATATATGGGGTACCCTCCGCAGTATTTTCCAGTTTTACATGAAAAAGGTTGTGCTATCAGTATGCGATAGCGTATAATCAACCACTACTACAACGGGAGTTAGTTATGAAGATATTAGCAATAGCGTTAGTTTTAATTTCTAGCCAGGCATTTTCAGAATCGCCTTACCTGGTGTCACCTGATGGCAAGTTCTTAGGTAATCTAAATAGCAATCGTTATGATCCGAATTCAGTAAGCAACCCATATGGTCGCTATGGCAGTAAGTACAGCCCTGATTCAATCAACAATAGCTACGGGGTATACGGCAGCCCTTACAGCAACAAGTCGCCAAACAATCGCTTTGCTACTGAAGCGCCTAAAATTTACGTACCACGATACTAAGGGGAGTACCTATGAAAAGATTTAACATCAGTCAAGCTAAAGAAGTACCAGGCCGCGATAAGCCTGTATGGATTCGTGTCGGTGTCGCCTTCGATAAGGAAGATGGCAAGCCACCTCGCCTTAAACTGGAGGCTCTACCTATCCCAAACAAGGATGGTGAGATCTGGCTGTCGCTGTTTGAAGATGACCGCCCAGCCCAGAATGACCAGAATCAAGGCGCACCCATCTACCCTGGCAACCCTAGTAATGGTTCTAACGCCATCAGCGCCCCTCAGAGCGGTGATTTCGCAGACGACATACCCTTCTAGGCAGTATGGCAGAGAAAAAGGCAGAGAAGCGATCTGACAAGCGCCCACCGATAGGACGCTTTGGTGGAGTACGCCAAGTTCAGAAGCGGATCGGTCGCAGTGAAACCCTGGGGCAAAACAAGGAAGCTGTTGCGGCTGAATTGCTTTCCCTGGGGACTGCGAACATTACAGATATTGTGAATCTCGATGGCACTGTTAAGCCGTTGGAAGATATACCAGAGTATGCGTTGCGTGCGATTAAGAAGATTAGCGTGCGTGATGGCAATGTAACGATTGAAATGCACGATAAGGTTGCGACCTTGCGGGTATTGGCTAAGGCATCTGGCATGTTAGACGACCTGGATAAGCAAGAAGATAAGCCGTCTATCGTTGCGTTCAATATGAAGGGGCCGGAAAAGCAAGTAACTACTGAATATCAAGAGGTCGATGATGGCAGCAAAGAAGAAGACTAAGTATATGGCCCTGGGTAAAGAGATGGGGAGCCTGATGCTGAAGGCTCGGATGTCGCCTAGAGAGTTAGCGGATCGCACTGGTGGCACTATCGAGAATATCGAGGCCATGATGAAAGGTACGCGCAAGCCGGAGATGTGGGTAATCAACCTACTGGGTGAGCAGGCTAGAAAATTAGGGAATATAACATGACCAGAAAGAAGCAAAACGCTGATAACTTGGTTCCGCTTTTCGTGCGGATTCCAGATGATATTAAGCTGCGCCTGGATGAGCTGGCGTTAAAAGAAAAGATGTCTACGTCAAAGCTGACGGATATGTTGATTCGATCCGGCCTGGACTCATGGTCTAGGATTAATCCAAAAAATACAGACTGGATGAAGTCTAATTAACTTCTTAGGAGTATAGGCATGGTTGATTCTATTTATCTTAGCGTCCCAGGCCAGCCCGTTGGTAAAGGCCGTCCACGTTTTGGTAACGGGCGTGCTTATACCCCTAAGAAAACAAAAGACTATGAAGATATGGTCGCCAGGTTATGCCGCGAGAAGATGGAGATGCACGATCTGGAAACCTTAGAGGTTCCGATGGTGCTGCATATTATTGCGCGATTCGAGATTCCGAAGTCTTGGCCGAAGAAAAAGAAAGAGCTGGCCCAAAGAAACCTGATCCACCCCAAGAAGCCTGATATTGATAACGTCATTAAGATTATTATGGATGGCATGAATGGGCATATTTACGAAGACGATAGCCAGGTCTATATCGTGAAAGGTACTAAGCAGTATTCCGATGTGCCTGGTGTAACTGTGTTTTTATCCTGGGGCCACGATGATGCCGACTAAACAAGAGTTAATAAACGCCAAGATTAAAGATGTTGAGCTGCTGATGGATATGCTTTGCCGCATTAAATCCTATGATCTTGATTACATTAAATGGCATGTAAACGACACTAAAAAGGCAGACGGCGATAAAGCGCTGCTAAACGCTCACGTTAAGAAACTAATGATTGAAGATGAATGGTTAAAGTTCTTGGAAGAATTGAATGCTTGATGTACCTAGTTTGGACTTAGATTTTTCTGAAAGCCCTGTTGTTTGGGACTTCCTAAACTCAGATGCTTTTGTTCGTGGATTGATGGGGCCAGTAGGATCGGGTAAGTCCTACGCCAGCGCTGCTGAAATTATGCGCCGAGCGGTGCAGCAAAAACCCAGCCCGCGTGATGGTATCCGATACACCCGCTTTGTTATCGTGCGAAACACTTACCCTGAATTGCGTACAACCACGATCAAGACCTGGCAAGAGCTTTTCCCAGAATCAACCTGGGGTGGAATGCGATGGCAACCGCCAATATCGCACCACTTGAAGTTACCCTCTAGGGGTGACGCGGCTGGAATTGACTGTGAAGTCATATTCCTAGCGCTAGACACACCTCAATCAGTCCGAAAGTTACTTTCATTAGAGATTACTGGAGCATGGTGTAACGAGGCCCGCGAGCTACCAAAGGCAGTTATCGATGGATTAACTCACCGCGTTGGTCGATACCCAACAAAAGCAGACGGCGGCCCGACCTGGTATGGCATCTGGATGGATACCAACCCGCCTGATTCCGATCACTGGTGGCATGACGTATCTGAAAAGAATCCTATTAACGGCAAATTTGGCTGGGATTTTTTCCGTCAAGATGGCGGTGTGCTAGAGGTCAAGAAGTCCGACTTGCCGGAAAACCCAGAAGCTAACGGGTTTATCTTTTCCGGTGGCAAGTGGTGGATGATTAATCCAAAAGCAGAGAATAGAAACAACCTACCTAGCGGTTACTATGAGCAGCTACTTGGTGGTAAGAATGCGGATTGGATCAGATGTTACGCCCAGGGAATGTTCACCTTTGTGCAGGAAGGCCGCCCCGTATGGCCTGAATATGACGATGAGTTAATGTCCGGCCAGGTCGATGTTGATCCCTACTACCCTATTCAGATTGGTGTCGACTTTGGTTTAACGCCAGCTGCAATTTTTGGCCAGCGTTCCGCTGGTGGTGGGTGGAAGATATTTGATGAGCTGGTTACTTTCGATATGGGATTGGAGAGATTCGGCCAAGAGCTGTTAGCCAGGGTAGCGGAGCGTTACAGCAAGCATGAAATTATTATATGGGGTGATCCCGCTGGTAATAAACGTGACGAGATTTATGAAGTAACGGCATTCGATCACTTACGATCCATTGGATTTAAAGCGCAGCCTACTGATTCAAACGCATTTAACGTGCGCCGCGAGGCCGCCGCTTCACCAATGTGCCGCTTGGTTGCTGGTAAGCCTGGCCTTATGGTCGATAAAAAATGTAACAGGTTGCGTAAAAGTTTGTCTGGCGGGTACTTCTTTAAACGTCAATCGCTTGGTGCTGGCCAAGAACGATTTAAGGATATGCCCGTTAAGAACGAACACTCGCATTGTGGTGATGCGTTCGGATACCTAATGCTAGGTGGCGGCGAACAGAGACGCTTGCGTAGAGGAAGTTATCAAAAGTCGGGGTCTACTTACACCGCCGACTTAGACTTTGATATATTTTGATCCAGTTAGCAAATCTAAGAATGCCCCCTAATAAACAGATTGTTCCGTTTAATGTTAATCATGTGTTCCAAATGGAGATGAAACCAATGGAGCAGGAGTTCGTTGATAGCACGCCAGACTTTATAGAAAACTTAATGAGCAACGCTAATCCAGATTATTCATGGACGGGTGTTGCTGACGGCAAAATAGTCGCAATCTTTGGTGTGTCGGAGTTATGGCCAGGTGTTGCTGATCTTTGGATGATCCCCTCAGTGCATATTAACAAACATGCTATGGCTGTTGTTCGCGGCGCGAAAGCAGTTATTGATAAGGCAGTGATAGACTTTGAAACAAGGCGATTGCAGATAACAGTTAGAGAAGACAATCAGATAGCATATAGGTTTGCTAGAGCATTAGGTTTTGATGTAGAGTGCCTTATGAAGTCATACGGCCCAGAAGGTGCTGATTATTATCTAATGTCGAGGATTGAAAAATGTCTGGATTAATGGGAAAGGCCTCAGTGCCAAAAGTTCCGCAGTCTACCCTAGACGCGCAAAAGCGTGCAGAAGAAAAGGCTGAAGCTCAAGAAAAAGATGCGATGTCTCAGATCGAGGCCCGCAAGCGTGTTCGCCGTACTGGTGGTTTAAGAATGTTACTTAGCCCTATGCGCTCAGAAGGTGAAACAGAAAAAACAACTTTGGGTAGCTAACATGATTAGTGATTCATATATCCAGGGTAAACGGCAAGCCCTGAAGAAAAAACAAGCTCCGGTTAAAGCTAAAAGTAGAATGTTACTTAGTGATGCAGATTACCTAGCCAGCACTTATGGTTTGGCTGATTGGGAGAAAAATCTATTAACCACAAAATCAATTCTTGAGGGTACCGCGTCACCTATGTCTGCTGGTCAATCTGTTGCTACAAGTCTTAGCAGCTATGGCGAGGAAGTATCGGCCACCGATAAAAAAATTAAAGGTATCCGCGCTAACACTATGCGATTACAGCGAGAAGCTGGCAGTAAGACTGCGGGCCGTAAGCGTGCTAGGCAAACAGGAAGATTGCAACCCCTGCTAACAGCAGGAAGGTCGGTGCGCTAATGGCTGGTTTATACGAAAACATTAACAAGCGTAAAAAAGCAGGCACTAGCCGTAGCAAGAAAAATTCAACCATCTCCAGGAAAGCGTACAAAAGTATGTTGCTTGGCTTCCCTAAAAAGAAAGGTAAATAAAAATGGCTAAGATGAATATCAATACCTTGATTGAGCGTGAAGCAAAAGCCCAGGCAAGAAAAGATGAATGGCGTGCAATATATGAAGATTGTTACGAATTTGCGTTACCTCAACGTAACTTATATTCGGGCTACTACGAAGGTAAGGTTGCAGGCAAGGGAAAAACCGCAAGAGTGTTTGACTCAACCGCAATCCATTCTACACAGCGCTTTGCGAATCGGATACAAGCTGGTTTGTTTCCACCGCAAAAAACGTGGTGCAGATTAGAGCCAGGTAGTGGCGTTCCAGAAGAAATAAAAATCCAAGCGCAGCAAACCTTAGATACTTATACAGAGATCATGTTTGATTCTCTACGCCAGACTTCTTTTGACTTGGCTATGGGTGAGTTTTTGTTGGACTTAGCTATTGGTACAGCGGTAATGATGATTACACCAGGCGATGAAACCACGCCTGTAAAATTTACATCGATCCCGCAATACCTGGTTGCGATTGAAGAAAGTGTAGACGGCAAGGTAGATACAATCTTTCGCAAGATGCGCGTAAAAGCAGAGTATATATCTATTGAGTTCCCTGATGTAATTAAGTCGCCGGAGCTGGACGAGGCTATTGCTAGACGACCGAATGAAGAAATTGAGCTATTTGATTGCGTCTATTATGACTATGACAATGGCAGGTTTAACTACCACGTTGTATGGCCTGGTAAGAAACTTGAGATAGTTAGCCGAGAGCTGACATCTAATCCATTCATTGTTGCGCGATACATGAAGGTTGCCGGAGAAGTCTATGGCCGAGGGCCGTTAGTTACTGCTATTAGCGATATTAAAACGCTAAATAAAACCCTAGAGCTAGTCCTGAAAAACGCGAGCTTGGCTATCGCTGGCGTTTATACAGCAGCGGATGATGGTGTTTTGAATCCACAAAATATCAAAATCCAGCCAGGGGCAGTAATAAGTGTTGCTAGGAATGGTGGCCCACAAGGCCCGTCATTACAGCCATTGCCTCGTACCGGCGATTTTAATGTCAGTCAAATTATCATTGACGATCTACGCATGAACATTAAGAAGATTATGATGGACGATACTTTGCCGCCAGACGGCCAGATGGCAAGATCGGCTACTGAAATATCAGAGCGTACCCGCGAGTTAGCGACAAACCTGGGTAGTGCTTTTGGTCGATTGATCTCAGAGACTATGTTGCCAATCGTAAGTCGAATCATGTATGTGCTAGATCAGCAAGGCCTGGTTAGTTTTCCGGCCAAGATCAATGGTGTAGATATTAAGCTGGCAGCAGTTAGCCCGATTGCCCAAGCGCAAAAGATGGAAGAAGTGCAAGAAGTTCTGCAATACGCTCAGATCGCAGCGCAGATGGGGCCAGAAGCCCAGGTCACTTTGTCTATCCCGCGTGTTATGGAGTTTATTGCTGGCCGACTGGGTATTGATAACAACGTTCTAGCCACACCAGAAGAACAGCAAGCGGCACTTCAGCAGATGCAAGAGCAGATGCAAGCGCAACAGATGCAAGAAGCAGGAGTATCTCAACAACAACCGGAACAGGAGATGGTTTAAGTGAGTGATGTAGAGGGGTGGGAAGGCTTAGAAATACCGCAGAATGAAACTGCAAAGGCAGATGATGTAGATATTCTATATGGTCGCCTTTTCAAATCAGAGGAAGGCCAAAAGGTCTTGAGTCACTTACGCGGTATGACTATTGAGCAACCAACTTGGTATCCAGGCGAGGATGCAGCTTATGGCTACGTTCGCACAGGGATGGCTGAAATTGTACGAATGATTGAAAAACGTGTAACAAGGAGTGAGAATGTCTGAAGAACAGCAAGAAACAACTGAAGAACAACCATTATTAAATCCCCAGTCACAGGCAGAAGCGCCAGAAGCTCAGGTTGAAGCGCCGATTGCATTGCATGAGGATTCAGAAGAAACTCAAGCTATTACCACCGACACGCCAAAAGAAGGCGAGCCGATGGAAAGGCCTGACTATATCCCAGAAAAATTCTGGGGTGAAGATGGCCCTGATTTAGAGAAGCTGGCTAATTCTTATACAGAGTTAGAAAAGAAGTTTAGATCAGGGAAACATAAAGCACCGGAGGGCGGTTATGATATTTCTCAGTTTTCAGAACAAGGTTTATCTGATGATGATCCAATGTTGGGTATGTTTTCGGATTGGGCTAAAGAAAATGGCGTTAGCCAAGCGGCCTTTGAAGAAATGGTTGGTCAGTATAGTGAGATTTCTGGCAGAGAGTTTGCAGAGTTTGAGCAAGATCGTACTGCTGAAATGTCAAAGCTGGGAGAAAACGCTCAACAAAAAATAGAAATGGCCGAGCGTTTACTTATGAAGGCACCATTGAATGAGCATGAGCGAGAGGCTATCGCCTTTGGTTTAAATAGTGCTGACTCAATTAATGCCTTCTTGAAGTACCACCAAGCTATTACTAATGAGGGTGTTCCAATTAGGCCAACTCCGCAACAGCCGAGTATGACCCAGGCTGATCTTGAAACTGCTATCTCAGACCCTCGTTGGCTATCAGATCCAACTTGGCGTACACAGATAGAGAAGAAGTGGATGGAATCACAGCAATAAACGCTTGCACTATGGCCGTTGGTTATTTATTATTCGACTGACGGCCAACCGCTCGCGGCCCGTATATGGGGTGAATCCCCTGGCGGCGTGACTATATCGCGCAAGCGACCGCCCTGATTTACAGGCCAACGGATCGCGTTATTCGTATATTCTTATAAAGGAGAATCTGCAATGGCGCAGAATGTAACAACAGCGTTTGTTACCCTGTTTGAATCAGAGGTAAAACAAGCGTATCAAGCTGAAGCACTATTACGTGGTACTATGCGTACTCGTACTGGTGTTCAAGGTAACACTGTCAAGTTCCCTAAAATTGGAAAAGGCGTTGCTACTGTTCGTGTACCACAAACCGATGTAACTCCACTAAACGTTACTTACTCACAAGTTACTGCAACTATGAGTGATTATATTGCTGCTGAATACAGTGATATTTTCCATCAGTCGCACATTAACTTTGATGAGCGCCGTGAATTAGTAGAGGTTGTATCTAAGTCTATTGCCCGCCGTATGGATCAGCTATGTATTGATGCACTCAATGCAGCGTCTAGTCCGTCTACTGTTGGCACTGACGTTGGTGGTTCAACTACTAATATGAACATCGAAAAGCTACGTGCAACTGCTAAAGCGATGAATGAGAATAACGTACCTTCAGAGGGCCGTTTCCTTCTTATGCATGCTTCACAGTTAGACTCACTACTAGGCGAGACAGAGATTACTTCTCAAGACTTTGCCTCAGTTAAGGCTCTAGTTCGTGGCGAGATCAATTCATTCATGGGATTCAATATCCTTACAATGGGTGATCGTGATGAAGGTGGTGTACCTAAGCCGTCTACTCGTTCTTGCTTTGCTTGGCATCGTGACTCTATGGGTTACGCAGAATCTATGGCTCAAAAGTCAGAAGTTAATTATATTCCAGAAAAGACTTCTTTCTTAGTAAGCTCTATGTTTTCTGCTGGCGCAGTAGCAATCGATGATGAAGGTATCGTCAAGATTTCTTGTACTGAAGCGTAAAGGAGAATAAGAAATGGCTTATAGCTCAACTGGTTTAGCAACAATCGGCGCAAGCAAAAAGGGTAATGCTCCAAGCATTTACTCTTATGCAACTGCTGATACTGCTGCTGACGTAAATACATCAGGCTACTTTAATGATTTGTCGGACACTCTAGCAGTGGGTGATATTATCTTTGTCCGTAGTTCTACTGGTGGTACTCAAGTAGTGTCAATTATGTATGTTCTAACCAATGCCTCTGGTGTCGTTGATGTCACCGATGGTACTGTTTTAGCTAATACAGATACTGACTAAGTAGTGTTGGGCCAGGGAAACTTGGCCCTTCTTTTACAGGATTAAAAGATGGCAGCAGGCGATAGCAATTTATCAATATGTTCCGATGCGTTGATACTATTAGGCGCTTCACCTATTTCATCTTTTACAGAAGGCACCGATGCGGCCCAGGCTTGCGATCGGTTATATCCAGATTTAAGGGATACTTTGCTGGCGAGCTACCGATGGTCGTGGAACACAAGCAAAGTGTTACTAGCAAGATTAGAGACAGCGCCGATTAACGAGTGGCTGTATTCTTACCAATTACCAGGTGATATGTTATCCGGGGTTCAATCCGTATTTGCATCGTCTGGCACTAATGAATCACCACTGCGATACGGCTGGGAAATATACGGCGACAAGCTGTATACCAATTTAGAGACTGTCTATATTGATTATCAAACATCAGTCGATGAAAGTAAGTTTCCTCAGTATTTTGTTCAGATGCTTAGGACAGCATTAGCTGCTGAATTAGCAGTTATTATTACAGATCAAATACAAAAAGCAGACTATTACCGCTCACTTGCTTTTGGCACACCAGGCGAGAATGGGCGAGGTGGCCAGTTTAGAGCGGCTATGAATATAGATAGTAGGGGTAGGTTGCCAGAAGTCATAGAAGACTTCAGCTTAATTGATGTGAGGGGCTAATGGCAAAGATTACCCAGTTCCAAAACAACTTCAAGGTTGGAGAGCTAGACCCTTTACTGCGCTCAAGAACAGACCTAGAACAATACCAAGACGCGCTAGAGTCTGCTACTAATGTTGTAGTGCAGCCGCAGGGTGGTGTTCGCCGTAGAGATGGTTTGGAATTTATCTATGATTTTGGCGCGTCATTTACCCAGTTTAAACTAATACCTTTTGAATACAGCACTACTGATAGTTATCTATTGGTGTTCGTAGATGAGCGCATGTATGTGTTTAAAGGCGGCGTGCTGCAAACTAATATCAATGCAACTGGTAATGATTACCTGGTAACAACTGGTATTACAGCAGCGACACTAACTGATCTTAATTTTACTCAGGCTGTCGATACGTTGATTTTAGTGCATGAAGATGTGCAGCCAAAAAGGGTGGTTCGCAATTCTGATACGTCATGGACGTTTGAGAATTTAGCGATAACTAATATCCCATTGTATGCGTTTGATTTTGATACGCATCAGCCTCAGTATTCTATAACGCCAAGCGCAGTTACCGGAAATATAACGCTAACTGCAAGCAGTGTTACTACTGATAATGGTGCAGCTCAGGCCGGAAGCTCTAATACAATTACGTTAAAATCAGCGACAAGCTACACCACTGATGATCAATGTAATGGTATGTTTGTTGAGATAACAAGTGGCACCGGAGCAGGACAAACTAGGCATATTGAAGATTATGTAGCAGCAACTAAGGTTGCTACTGTTTACCCAGCTTGGGATACCGCGCCAAACGCTACTTCAAATTATGACGTTAAAGCATTTAAGCCAGCAGCAGTAGGTGAATATGCCCAGGTATTAAATGGGTTTGGTCGCGCTAGGTATGTTGAGTATGTAAGCGATACTGAAATGAAGTCTTATGTTGAGTCACCATTTTTTGATACTACTGCAATTACTGCTGGCAACTGGCAGAGTGAGCATGGGTATGAAGATATATGGTCTAGCACAAGAGGCTGGCCGCGTAGTGCTGCTTTCCATGAAGGCCGATTATATTTTGGTGGCAGCAAATCAAGGCCTAATACTATCTGGGGTTCAAGGGTAGTCGATTACTTTAACTTTGATACTGGCACTGGCCTGGATGATGAGGGTGTTGAAGCTACAATAAACACGAATCAACTTAATGTTATCGTGCATATTAATGCTGGGCCAGACCTTCAGATATTTACTACTGGTGGCGAATTTATTGTCGCGCAGCTAGGTAATGAGCCTATTACGCCATCGTCATTCTTGGTTAAATCACAGAGCAGAATCGGCAGTAGAGAAGGAGTGCCAATCCATGACTTATCTGGCGCGACACTCTTTATCCAGAGACAAGGCAAAGCCCTGGTTAGCTTTCAGTTTACAGACACAACTAGCAGTTACGGCACTACACCACTATCTGTTCTAAGCTCTCACTTGTTAAAAGACCCAGTAGATTTTGGTATCCGCCGAGCAACATCGACAGACGAAACTGACCGCATATATATATGTAATGGCACCGATGGCAGTATGGTGGTTTATTCTATTTTGGCAAGCCAAGACGTTATAGCGCCAAGTAAATTTGATACTGATGGCCAGTTTATTAATGTTGCGGTTGAGATTGATGAAGCGTTCGTTATTGTTAAGAGAACAGTCAATGGTGTTGTTAAGTATTATTTAGAGAAGTTCAACGAGAATCTTACAGTAGATAGTGCTTTGACAGGCGGTGCAGCAAGCAGCGTCAATATGTCTCACTTAGAAGGTAAAGAGGTGTCTATTATTAGAGATGGCGTAGTAGAGCCAGTTCAGACAGTACCCGCTTCTCCGTATACAGTTACGTTTGAATCTGCTGCAACTTCAAGTTACCAAGTGGGTATGAATTACACTGTTGAAGTAAAGACTATGCCAGCGGAGCCAAACCTACGTTCCGGCTCGATACAGGGGTTAAAGAAGCGCATACTCCAGGTAGATGCGATTGTTTACGAGACACAAAACATGTCAATTAATGGCCAGCTTGTTGCCTTTAGAAACTACGGCGAGGGTGTGCTAGATCAAGCGGTTGGTGAGTATACAGGCTTAAAGACTGTTCATGGATTACTTGGGTATAGCCAAACTGGTCAAATAACAATTACTCAAACAGCACCGCTAAAAATGACAGTGCTTGGACTTGAGTATCGAATGAGTATAGGTAACTAAGATGTCAGCAGCAGCAATGGCAACAGCAAATCCGTATGCAATGCTCGCATTTGCGGGTGTTAGCGCTTATGCCCAAGTTAAACAAGGGCAAGCTCAAGCAGCTCAATTTAAAGCACAGGCACAACAAGCCAAGCTAGAAGGTAGAGCAAAAGCTATTGCTTATAAGCAGCAAGGTGCAGATATCCTTACTAGGTTAAATGAGCATTTAGCAAGTTCAACTGCGCGAGTAGCAGCAAGTGGTATTGATGCTTTATCTGGATCGGCTTTAAGTCTGAGTAATTACGCAATTAGCCAGGGTTCGTTAGAATACAGCACAGCCAGGGATAACCAGACTATTGCTGAAGATATGGGTGTTTATCATAGTAAAATTGCTAAATCAGCAGCTAAAAACGCTACAACAAGCAGTTTGTTATCGGCTGGCGCAACTCTTGGAATGGGTTATATGGGGTACCGACAAGCTGGTGGTAAATCATTATTGCCAAGTTTTAGCAGAGGCGCAGGCGTTTCAGCATCGCAAGGTGGTGGCGTAATAGGTGTGCCGCTAAATCTTAATTCTACTGGGGGTCTTGCGTAATGGCTAAGAGAGAAAGATATAAAAAAGTCGGCGTGAAATCTGAAATACCGCAAACATACAATCCTGCTATGGGTCAGAAAGCCCAAAGTTTAGGGCAAGTGGCCCAGGTTTTTAACCAAATGGGTGAATTTGTACAAAAAAGAGCTAACATAGCGGCTGAAGTTCGCGGTAATGAGATGGTTGCTGATCTTGGCGCTCAATCAGTATTAACTAATTTATCTCAGAAAGGTGGCCCAACTAACATTGAGGAGCGCCAAGCATTCGCGGTAGCTAGTAAGTATGCGTCACAAGAGATGCAAACCGATGCTAGGCGAGAAATAAGTAATATATTATTAAACGCAGAGCAAAACGATCTATCTAACCAGGTTGTTGATGCCCAAATTAATGATCTTATTGATGGGTTTAGTGCGTCATTTAGCGATTTTGATGCTGAAGAAGCGGTATCATTGCGTGCATCTTTGTCGTCCATTGGATCAATAGCAGCGACTAACTACAATGCTAGTTATCAGACAAAGCTAAATGAGCAATCGCAAGGCCGATCTATTATGGGGTTGAATGAAAGAATCAATCAAATGAGCGTTATCGCTTCCATGACTGATGCTAATAAATCAATTCTTGCTGGCGATCAAATTAAAGATATTGAAGAATTTATGCGGGTGCATAATTTTGATGAGTCTAAAATATCAGCACAGGTTATCGCCTTACAGAAACAATACGTTCAAGACAGTTTAATGTCTGATTTTATGCAAGGTAGTAACGACTTTAGAAACGAAGTAATTAGCGAATTAACTAATAATCCATTGCCTGGTCTTACAGTAGATGAAACAAGGGTTTTTAAAAATAAGTTAGTAGCTGAAGCAAAGGTTGGCACTTCTAAACAAACAGCCGAGAAAAAAATAATAAGAGCGCAACTTGCAGATATTGTAAAATTATTAACTGGCGGTGGAAAATACAATTCAGGGCAATACACTGCTATTCAGCAAAAGATTGATGCTTTAAATGATACAGATGTAGACAAAATTTTACTGCAAAAACAACTTACAGAGGCTGAATATCGCAGTAAGAATCTTGATGCTTACCGAACATCATCGTCGTTAGAGATTCAGCAAGCGTTGTCTAAAATGGGCAACCCTCAATCTGGAGTGCAGGCTGATATAAAAAGCGATATGGAGAAGAAGTTAAAAGCGGTAAATAGTGCGCTTGAGAAAGACCCGTTATTGTATGCGAATCAGGTTGGTGTTGTTAAATTAACGCCAATCCCAATGAGCGGAAACTCAACCGCAACAGAGGTAGAAGCTGCTATTCAGCAAAGACTTTCTGATGTAGAAACAATTTCAACTCATTATGGATTATCAGCAGCCCCGTTACTTACGGCTGACGAAGCGGAAACTATTAACAGGCAGATTGGTTACGACCCTACAAACCCAAATAATAGAATAAAACGATTAAATGTGTTTACTTCTATTGTTGAAAGTTTTGGCAATAATTCGTACAAAGTTTTTCAACAAGTATCTAAAGATAATCCAGATTATGCGTACATTGGCGGTATGGTGTCGGAAGGGAATTTTAAGGCCGCAAATTTGGCTTTACTGGGTAGTGATTTAATTGAAGAAAATTCAGTAGCTGCTGCTGGATATTCCACAGAAGACGCTGGCGGCGTCATTGATGATTTAGGATCTGCTTACAATTTAAGCCCGCAAACAAAAATGGTTGTAATTGAGACTGCAAAAAGAATATATGCGGGATTCCAGGCGCAGTCGGGTAAAATAACTTGGGATGAAGACAATTATAAAAAAGCACTGCAGATGGCAACTGGGTTCAACCCTGATACCGGAGCTGGTGGCGTAGAGGAAGTCGGAGCTAGTGAGGTTGTACTTCCTTCCAGAATGACAGCCAATCAGCTAATCCAAGCTATTGAGACTGTTACTTTTGATGAAATGGATAGACAAAACCCTGGATTAAACAAAGAATTGTTTAATAGTTTGATTAAAGATTTAGGCGATTACAATTTGCGTGCTATTTCTGATGGTCAATATATTATTACTCGTGGTGAAGATGAAGATGAAAGGCAAGTTTTTGTAAACGGCAAATCTCTAATGTTTAATGCTTACGAAGCAGTAGGTCTTGATTAATGAGTTTATTTATTGGCCAGCCAAGCGTATTGGACTTACCAAACCCAGAGCAAGGTTTAGATAATGAAGCGCCTGCAACTAACGTAGAATTAATTAAATCAGCATTTAGAGATGCCGAGGCTATTGAATCAAGCGATTCTAAATATAATATGCTTGCAGAGCAGTGGGCCACAGTTATAGAGGATATTAAAGAATCAGATGGTGCTGTTTTTGGAAATCCTGCTAGGGGTTTTAGAGATTACGATAGAGCCACAGCCACAATTTTTCAATACATTGCCGATCATCCAGACACTCTTGGACACATGGCTGGTTTAAATGAAGACCAAATACAGCAAACTGCAAAATTAAGCGCTCAAGCTATTAGAGAAGAAAATATAGCAATACAGTCTACGCGGCCAGAATCTTTTATACCAGAAATTATTGGGGGCATGGGTAGCGCTCTTACTGATCCGTATGTAGCTGCAAGCATTCCGTTTGGTTTTTTGGGCAGAATCTCAAGCGTATGGAATCTTATGGCAAGAGAGGCTGCTATTGGTGCGACTTCAGAGGCTTTCGTGCAATACGATGTTTCTAAATGGTACAAGGAATTAGGTTACGATTACGGAATTAAAGATTTTGCATCGCGTGTTGCAATAGCTGGTACTGGCGCTGCGATACTTTCCGGTGGAATATACACTGCTGCTAAAGGAATTAATCTTACTGCTATCCAGGCTAAAAAAGGTTACGAGGCTTTTGTAAAGGCTGGTGGTAAAAGAAATCCAGAGGCTGAAAGGTATGTTTCTAATTTAGAAGATGATTTAAATTCCAATCCATTTAAGAACGATGAAGATGGCTTTATCCATGAGAAAAAACTAAACGAAGCCATTGATTTTATTGAAGGTGAATTTTACGAGGTTACTTCTAAAGCATTACCTGAATTACCTGCGCCTGTAAAAACTTCTAATCCAGTAGAAGCTGCGCCTATTAATTCAGACAGGCCAAATTTAAGCGGCCAGTTATTTGAATACAAGCCAAATGAAATTAACGTAGACGCTAAAACATTTCAGTTTAAATCTGGCGGCGATTCAGATGGTGTTACTAAAAGATTATCTAGTGTTGAGAAGTGGGATCCGGAATTAGCTGGTGAAATAATGGTTTATGAGTATGCTGATGGGCGAACATTTATTGCTGATGGGCACCAAAGACTAGCACTAGCAAAACGATTAGAAAGTAAAAATTTAGATTCGGATGTTAAATTAATTGCTAGAGTATACCGAGAAAGAGATGGCATTACTCCAGGGCAAGCTAGGCTTAGGGCTGCCGTTAAAAATATTGCACAAGATAGCGGTACAGCGCTAGACGCCGCGAGAGTATTTAGAGAAAAAGAAGGTGTGAATATTGATTTTGCCACACTACCAATTAGCAGTCGCCTGGTGTCAGATGGTTTAGATATTATGAAGTTAAGCGATGATGCGTTTATGGCAGTGGTAAATGAAGTAGTGCCTCACAATTACGCAGCAGTGGTTGGCCGGATTTTACAAGACAAACCTGAATTACACGTAGCAGCAGTAGATGTATTAGCAAAAACTAATCCTTCAAATGTTTTTCAGGCTGAAGCTATTATTAGGCAGATGGACTCAGCGCCAACAATGACAGCGACTCAAAATGACTTGTTTGGCGAGGAAATAATAACAACAAGTTTATACAAAGAAAGGGCTAAGATATTAGATGCGGCATTCAAAAGGCTGCAAAAAGATAAAGCGGCTTTTAACACATTAATTAATAACGCAGAAAAAATTGAATTAGAAGGCAATACACTTGCCAGAGATAAAAACATTGAAAGGAGAGATGCAGATGCCCAAGCGATCCAAGTCTTACAAGCGCTCGCAAATAGCAAAGGGCCGATCTCAAACGCCCTCAACGCAGCAGCAAGGCAAGCAGCCGAAACAGGAAAATATGAAAACCCAATCGCAGACTTTGTCGATGCTATCAGAGGAGGAATTGATAGCGGAGATATACGAGGGGCGGCGACTAGCCGAAATAGAAGCGACCTCGATGATCTCAGCACGCAGCGCGAGATTAAAGAACGAGAGAATGACAGGTTAGATGATTTTGATGAGCCTGGTTCATCTGGGTTTGAAAAACAAGCGGATCAGTTAGAACAAGACATGTTTGGCGGTATGGGGCGTGTTGAAGATGAAGCTCCGACTTTAAGCGGTGAGGGAGCGCAGCCAGAGGTTGCTCGATCTAAGCCTGAAAGTGAAGACGTTGATGCAGAATTAGAAGGTATTGATATGGATACTGAAGTTCCGGTGGGTGTTCGTTTTGACGAGGATACTGGCGAGTTTGTTCCTGAAGTTTTAACTGTTAGGCAAATTAAAGAATCAATAGAGCAAGACAAGAGTATGCTTGATTATGTAGGGAGCTGTGTAAAATGAGTTTTAAAGATTGTATAGATCGAGGTGAGGCAAATGGGTCTTTAAACGCTGACCAGGCAAAAGAAGCTAGAGATTTATACGGCTCATTGTATGACCAATATCGTAAAATTATGAATCCAGCAGAAGCGCAGGCGCGTGCAGCAGGAGACGCATATAAAACGATAGACTTTAAAAAAATGGAAGCAAAGCGTAGAAAGCTAATAGCAGCTACTGTTATCAGGGATATTAATAACGATATTTCTAAATATAGGAATACCAAAGGCGAATTAGATACTGTTAGCGCTGTAAAAGCATTATTTGTGCAAGACCATTTAGCGCCATACAACAACCTTGAGTTCATGCGTTCAGCGGTGAGTGGTATGGCTTTCTCAAGTATGGATAAGTTTTTAAAAAAGTTTAGGCGGAATTTAGTAGGTCGGACTAAACATAAGGCTGACTTAAAAAACATAGTGCGTGAATCTTTTGGCGAAGAAACCTCAGATGCTAGTGCTAGAGAAATGTTCCAAGCATATTATCAGGCTGAAGAATATTTAAGAAAACGAGCTAATGCGTCAGGGATGAATATTGCAAGACTTGAAAACAGGGGTTTAAACCAATCCCATCATTCCTTAAAGATTCGCCAAGCAGGATATAAAACTTGGCGAGATTTTACTTTAGCTCGATTAGACCTGGATAAAATGGTTGATGAATCAACCAATCTGCCATTTACTCCAGCAAGCATAGAGCCAGTTATCAATGAAGTTTATCAGACTATAATTACCAATGGCTTTAATCGTATTGATCCAATGAAATATACGGCAGGAAGTTTTGCCACAAGAAAAACAGATCACAGGTTTTTAAAGTTTAAAAACGCAGATTCTTGGATGGAGTACCAAAATAAATTTGGTGAGTCCAATGCCTTTGACACAATGGTTTCACATGTAGAAGCACTGTCACGTGATGTTGCTATTCTTGAGCGTTTAGGGCCGAACCCAAAGGCAACTATGGAATTTCTTAAAAAGAAAATGCTAAAAGAAGCTAATGTAAAGGGCGATGCAAAAAGCATACTAAGAGCGCAAAAAATATCAGAAGATATACAGACTTATTACAATATTATGTCTGGTAATTATTCTGGGATATCTGGAAATGGTATTCCCGCAGGGATCGCTGGATTGCGTCAAGTATTACAGTCGGCTCAACTTGGGTCTGCCTCGATTGCGGCTATTACCGATATAAATTTTCAAAGACTAGCTAGGCAAATGAATGGCTTACCACAAACGAGCATTATTAGTGATTATTTAAAAAACCTAATGGGCTTAGGTTTGGGTGAGCGACAAATGTTAGCAACTCGTTTAGGTATTAGCGCTGACGAATTTACAACAGTCGCCGCTACTTTAGAGCGATATGTTGGTGATATTACCGGGCCAGAAGTTACTAAGCGGTTAGCTGATTTTACTATGCGAGTATCAATTCTTTCTCCACTTACTTACGCTGGCAGGCGCGCTTTTGGCGTGCAATATTTTGGTACACTTGCTGACACTAGCAAGTACACATGGAAAGAGATTGGCAAGAAAGAACCAATGTTAAAAGAAAGTTTAGAGCGGGCAGGAATAGACGAGGCCGAATGGGATATTATACGCGCAACTCCTTTTGAGGAGTATAAAGGCGCAGAATTTTTCAGCGTAAAAAATTTAGAGCAAAGGGCAGATTTACCAAAAGGCGCTGGCACTAAGTTAGCAACCAAAATATTAACCGCAATTAATCAAGAGACAAACAAAGCTGTTCCCTCGACAAGTATTGAAGGTCGAGCGTTTTTACAAGGCGACCAAGCTGGCGGTACTTTTAGAGGTGAGGTATTGAACAGTTTTGCTATGTATAAAAGTTTTAGTTTTGCGGTATGGAATACTTGGCTTTGGCCCGCTTTTACTACAACAAAAGGCAGAAGCAGAAAATATAAACACCTAGCAAATCTAATTATAAGCACTACGTTAATGGGCGCGCTTGCTTACCAACTAAAGCAAATAAGCAGAGGGAAAGACCCGATGCCAATGAATACTGGTGAATTTTGGCGCGCAGCTTTTATACAAGGTGGTGGCGGTGGTGTTTTTACTGATTTTGCTCTTGGATCGTCCACGAGTAAATATGACATGACTTTAGGTGAAACAATAGCTGGGCCAGTCTTTTCGTTTTTTTCTGACCTTCTTGATTTAACTTTTGGCAATTTAGCACAATTAAACAGAGACGAAAAAACTAACGCCGCTGGCGAGGCTATTAAGTTTGCTGGTAGGTACACGCCTGGCTCGTCATTATGGTATACCAGACTAGCAGGTGAAAGATTACTTTATGACCAAATGCAATATTGGGCTGATCCAGATTACAGTTCAAAAATTCGCAGAAAAATAAGACGAGACAGAAAACTAGGGCAAGATTATTGGTGGCGACCTGGTAAAACAGAGCCAGATAGACCGCCAGATTTAAGTAACATGTTTGAAGATTAGTAAATAACTGATTAAAATACAACCAAATAACAGGACGCAGATATGGCTGATATACCAATTAATCCAGTGACTCGCAGAGTTCAGTTTACCGGGAATACCGGCACTGGGCCATTTGCGTTTACGTTTAACATTTTAACTAATACCGACATTGTGGTGTATAAGAACACTACACTGCTGACATTGACTACTGATTACACTGTATCAATCAATGCTAATGGTACTGGTAGTGTCTCTCTAACAGGCTCAGGCAGCGGCACAGCGCTTATTAGCTCAGATGTGCTAACCATTATCGGTGGCCGCGAATTGTCGCGTACAACTGATTTCGTTACGGCTGGTGACTTATTGGCATCTAGCCTTAATGAGCAGCTTGATAGTGACGTTATCATGGTGCAGCAGCTTGATGAAAAGTTTGACCGCACATTGCGCTTTGATAGCTTTGATGTTTACGGCAGCGCCATCATGCCAGCTAAAGCAGATCGCCTGGGTAAGTACCTTCAGTTCAACGCGACAACTGGTAATCCAGAAGCAGGCCCAGACAGCACAGATGTTACAACCCTGGCTGATATTGCTACTGATATTGCTACGCTTGCTGATATTGAAGATGGTACTGAAGGTACTGATACAATCCAGACTGTTGCTGGTATTAGCGGCAACGTGACCACTGTTGCTGGGATTAGTTCCAATGTGACTGCTGTTGCTGGTAACGCAAGTAACATTAATATAGTGGCAGCAGATGGTACCGATATTGGTACAGTTTCAACCAATATCGCCAATGTCAATACAGTAGCTGGAATAAGCGCTAACGTAACAAGTGTCGTTAATAATGCTACGAACATTAATGCAGTAGCCGCTGACGAAACCGATATTGGTACAGTCGCCACAAACATTGCCAACGTCAATACAGTAGCAGGGATAAACGCCAATGTAACAAGTGTCGCTGGTAACGCTACAAACATTAATACAGTGGCTGCTGACGGCACTGATATTGGCACTGTTTCAGCAAGTATCGCTGACGTAAACACTTGCGCTAGTAACATTACTGCTATCCAGGACGCGCCAGATGAGGCTTCTGCTGCGGCTGCAAGCGCTGCTGCTGCATTGGTAAGCGAAAACAACGCCTCAACATCTGCTTCAACTGCTAGTACAGCAGCAACTGATGCACAGACAGCTCAGACAGCAGCAGAGTTAGCAGAGACTAACGCAGGTAACAGCGAAACTGCTGCAAGTAATAGTGCTTCTGCTGCTGACGCGGCTAAAGATGCGGCCCTGGCAGCGCTTGATAGTTTTGATGACAGGTACTTAGGAACGAAAACCTCTGATCCAACTCTTGATAATGACGGGAATGCTTTAGTAGCTGGGGCTTTATACTTCAATACTACTGATAATGTAATGAAAGTATATGAAGGATCGTCATGGGTGGCGGCGTATGCCTCACTATCTGGTGCTTTACTTACTGCTAACAACCTATCTGACTTGGCAAGCGCATCTGCGGCTCGCACCAATCTCGGCTTGGGTACCGCTGCTACAACTGCTGCAACTGACTATTTACAAAACCTTGTGGAAGATACTACCCCACAGTTAGGTGGTGATTTAGACACTAACGGCAATGATGTTAACTTTGGTGATGGCGACAAAGCTCTCTTTGGTGCTGGTAATGACTTGCAGATTTATCACGATGGTAGTCACAGTATTATTCTTGATAATGGCACTGGCGACCTCTATATACGAGCATCTGATAACTTTAATTTGCAGGTTGGAAATGGGGCTGGTGGTTGGCAAGATGCTATAAGGACTTATGACGCCAATCGTGTGGATATTTCTTATGCTGGTTCAGTAAAACTAGCCACAACAGCAACAGGCGTAGATGTAACAGGTACTGTAACTGCTGATGGTTTGACTGTTAGTAACACAGGTGAATCCTCTATTTTAATTAATGCTGACACCAACAATGATGCTGGTGAAGAAAGTGGTTTTCTAGAAATTAGAACAGATAATGAAGCGGTTCGCCATAGAGTAGAAGGTGCAGGTTCTGGTAATAATTTAGAAATAATTGCAGGATCTACAGGAACAACAACTGCTGGTATTGTCTCAAATATAATATTCAAGACAAAAGATACTGGTGCTTCAGCTACAGAACGTATGCGTATCGACCCTACTGGCAACGTTGGTATTGGTACGACTTCACCTTCTACCGCATTAGAGGTTAATGGTACCATTACTGCAACAACAGTAGATCTGGGTGACTGGACAATAACCGAATCAGCGGGTGTGTTGTACTTTGCAACTAGCGGCACCAACAAAATGAAGTTAGACGCTTCTGGCAATCTAACAGTGACTGGTGACGTAACAGCTTACGGAACAATCTAATGGCATTACCAGGCTCAGGGGCATTATCCCTAGACGATATTCAAACCGAGTTTGGTGGAACAAACCCGATTGGTTTATCCGAGTATTACAGCGCTGCTGCTGGAGTTCCGGCGAGTGGTGAAATATCAATCGCTGATTTTTACGGCACATCAGCGCGAGTGGTTATACCGATTGCGGTAACAAACGCGACTAACTACGTTATCTATGATAATCGCGGGCCAACTTATGATGCAGGCAAGTCTGATATAACGCTGACTATTAGTGGCAACATAGGTTCAACTACCACAGCCACTGCTGCATTAAGGACAGGTACCTTCGCATCGGGCGACACAGTAACTATTGTGAATAACGGATCTATCCGAGCATTTGGTGGTGGCGGTGGCCCAGGTGGTTCATCGACTTCTGGCGCGCCTGGCGGCGCTGGTGGCCATGCTATTGATTTAGGTTTCCCAACCACAGTAACAAACAACAGCCTTATACAAGGCGGCGGCGGAGGCGGCGGTGGTGGTGGTGTTTTGGCAGGAATTAGTCCAGCCCCTAAAGGCCCAGGCACGCCCTATGCTTATGGAGGCGGCGGAGGCGGCGGTGGCTCTGGTGTAGGTCTTGGTGGTGCTGGAGGTGTCCGTCCAACAGGTAATGGCGCTCCTGGCGCAACGGGTGGAGCTGATACTGGCGGTGCTGGCGGTGCTTCAACTGCTGGTGATGGTGGAGCAGGCGGCAATCGTGGGGTAGCTGGCGCGGCTGGTGTTTCAGCTACATACGCTGGTGGTTCTGGTGGTGCTGCGGGTAAATCTGTTGTACCTAATGGCAATACACTGTCACTAACAAACAATGGTTCAATTTTCGGAGCAACAACGTGATCTTATTTAGAGCGTTTATTAAAAATAAAGAAGTTATCAACCGAGTCTATTGGGGTGATGGCCCAGACGATACGGGCTTTGATGATAAGAAGGCAGCTATTGACGCGGCTTTTCCTGGTCTAACTTATCCCTGGCCAGTGTTTGTTTACGGCGAAGATATGACAGGTAATGTTGTTACGATTCATTCATGCAGCGTTAGCCATGATAATCCGCTAAAGTCTAAACTCGAATACGATCTGATGATTGACCAAGATTTTATCCGATACATATACGACTTAGACACGAACACTAAATCATACGAATTGTTCTACAAGAGTTACGGCGCTTACACAATGCAGCCACTAGGCGAGGGCCTTACTGTATATCGTATCTCAGATATGTTTGATGCCGACTTTAACAATCTTGGGAAGCAGTCTTGCTACGTGCAAGGCAGCAACCAGGATGTATTTGCCTGGGCAGAAAGCCTAAAGCCTGGTATTGATATGCCAATATCGGTGGATAAGAAACTTCACCCAGATGATAGCTATCGTTTTGAGTTTAATTCAGACAGGGAATTGGTTTCAGTTACACTGTTCGCGCACTTAGATCGCACGATGGTATGGAATGCTGCTGGTACTGATACTTATGTTGAGTATACTGCTGACTACGCTGATGAGCTGACTAACTTATCTGACACCGAGATCGTTGTGCCACGTTATGATGAATTTGGAAATAGAATAGCAAGCGATCCAACCATATAAACAGACTTACGGGGGTAATATGTCTGACTTCAAGTATGCCACGCTTGAGAATCTTGTTGATTCTAATGTAGTGGAAGCGCTCACTAATACATTGTTTGCTTTGCACGAAGATGGAAAGTCTAGTAACAGTGTATTGCAGGACGCTCATGTTCCAGGTTCGGATTCGTTTTACTTTAATGAGACTTGCACCAACCCATTAGTTATGGAGGTACAGGCAAAGATTAAAGAGCGCGCAGAATTAATCTTAGGCAAGAGCCTATTCCCAACGTATGTGTTTGCCAGGATATACCGCAAGGGCAGCGAGCTATCGAAGCATTACGACAGAGTGGAGACTGAATACTCAGTCACGCTAACCCTGGGAAGTTCTGATAAAAACGTTTGGCCGATACATTTTAAACATAGAGATGCTGAAGATATTAAATCGGTAGATATGTTGGAAGGTGATGCGGTCTTATATAAGGGGCAAGAGCTAGAGCATTGGCGTGAGCCGCTATCAGATGATTATCATTGCCAGATGTTCTTTCATTATGTTGATGATAATGGCCCGTATAAGCAGCACGCTCAAGCAGAGAAGTATAAAACTCCCGAAATATCAAACGAAGTATATGCCTGGTGTTTTCAGGGTGATGAAGGAATCCTTGATAGCGTTTGCGATCTGTATGTGAATCAACTAAAAGACTTACCACTTGAAGATGCAACTGTTGGTTTTGATGGATCGGGCAAAGTAAACGATGAAGTTCGCAAGGTTAAAAAGCGCAGCCTATCATGCTTCTCTGGCGTGTCGTCATACCTGGTTAGCGCAGCGCAGAATGCTAACATGCAAATCTGGAAGTATGATCTTGATGCGTGCAGCCAATCCGAGTACTTACAGTATGCTGTCGATAATAAATATGATACGCACGCTGATTACACGTTTTTAACGAATCGCCGCGAGCTTAATGTTCGCAAGCTAACTGCTATCTCAGTTCTTAATGACGAGTTTGAAGGCGGTCAGTTCTATATTATCCAAGAAGATGGCACGCCCTGGTACCCGCCGCAGGGTAAAGGCGATGTGATAGTGTTCCCAAGTTATCTATTACATGGCGTAACGCCAGTAACATCAGGCACTAGGCACGCAGTAGTGGCTTGGATAAACGGGCCGGACTTCAAGTGAAGCAATGCGGCATAGGTTCTAGTCACGTTATTACCAGGCTGGGCCATTATATGCTGAAGCGCTGGG